GTGGCCGGCTACAAGCACCGAGTCAATATTAACCGGGCTGCTGCACCGCTGGGCGGTCTAGTAAGATCCGGTAAGGCACCCTTGAAGGCTAAACCTGTGGATAAGCCTGTGGATAAGAATCCTTGTGAGCGTTTCCAGGATTTCTGGGATGCGTGGCCACCAAACGACAGGAAGGTTGCCCGTAAGCAGTGCGAGGATAAGTGGAGGGCGCATAACCTCGACCTAGAAGGTACCAAGATTGTGAACCACGTCATACAGATGAAGAGCTCCGAGGATTGGGTGCGTGGCTTTATACCGGCGCCGATGGTCTACCTGAACCAAAAGCGCTGGGAGGCCGCTGTTGTGATCGGCGCGAAGAGGCGCATTCTATGAGTAAGCTTGAGGCCTTGCTAGGGCGCCTGGAGAAGGTTAAGGGGCGTAACGGTAGCTTCGTTGCCTGTTGCCCTCACCACGCCGACAAGAGCCCGTCCCTAGCCATTAAAGAGAACCCAGACGGTCGGATCCTTTTGCACTGCTTTGCTGGGTGCTCCGCGGCCGAGGTTGTTGGGTCTATCGGGATGGAGCTCGGCGACCTGTTCCCTGAGGATGCGCAGCGGGAGCGGATCGGGCATCGTGGGCAGCCGACGAAGCCTAGATTCTACGCAACAGATCTGTTGAAGATTATTAACTTTGAGGCGCTAGTTGTTTCTATTGCTGCTGCGGATATGTCTAAGGGCAAGCCCTTATCTGACGTTGACAGACAGCGGTTGTCTTTAGCTGCGGATCGGATTCGGGAGGCGGCTACCTATGCAGGATAGTTCCTCGTCCCTGATGGCCCGTGCGGCTGCGTTTGATGACTTCAGGCGTAACCAGGTAATCCATTCAAGCCAGGTGGACGTAGAGAAGTACCTTGATGCCCCGGACCTGTCTACGCACGTTAAGACCGCTCAGGAGGTGATTGACGAGATCTGGGAAGAGGTACTGTCCCCGATACAGGTAGACCATAGCTACACGATGCCCTGGTTGAAGACGCATATGTCGTTCCGCTTCCGGCCAGGCGAGGTGACGCTGTACGCAGGATCCAACGGGGGAGGGAAGTCTCTGATCACCGGCCAGATTGCGATGCATCTGATGAAGCAGAACCGGAAGGTTTGCATTGCTTCGTTTGAGATGAAGCCGAAGCGGACTATTTACCGGATGCTAAGGCAGTTCTCTGGGGTCAACATTGACGAGCCTGGCTTCACAAGCCGTGACAAGGTAATAGCGAAGGTCTTAGAGCGTTACGAGATCTTCGTTAAGGACAGGCTGTACTTGTACGATCAGCAGGGGACGACCACAGCCAAGCAGGTTATTGCGATGGCTAGGTACTCGGTGACTGAGCTTGGCATTACAGACATTTTCGTGGATTCGCTCATGAAATGCGTTCCTGCGGAAGACGACTATAACGCCCAGAAGTACTTCGTCGATAACCTGACGGCCTTAGCGCGGGACTTAAATGTGCATGTTCATTTGATCCACCACATCAAGAAGCTGCAGTCTGAAGAGGTCGCGCCGAACAAGTTTGACATCAAGGGATCCGGCGCCATCGGGGACCAGGTCGATAACGTCCTGCTCGTGTTCCGCAATAAAAAGAAGGAGCACAAGATACAGCAGGGTCTGCTTGTTGACGAGTCGGAGCATGATGTGCTGTTGATGTGCGAGAAGCAGCGGAACGGGGAAGGGGAGGATTGGTTCGGCCTTCACTACCATCGGGCAAGCCAACAATTTGTGGAGGCGGCAGACAGCGTGCCGATGTCGTTTGATGACAAGGGAAATTTCTGAGGAAGAGCACAAGTACCGGTGCCTAGTCCGCTGGGTCATCAAGTACCGAATGGATAACCGGGACGCTGCGCACAAGTGGCTACGTGGCGGGGTAGATGAAAAGAATATTTATCGTAAGGGTTGGATGGAGGTACGTCCTGATTCACCGCTAGAGAAGGACGTAATTAATCAATGGAAGTTAGGTAACCGAGGGGAATACGATCAATGGAAAGTTTAAGAGATAAGGTACAACTTGCCGCAGAGGTTGCACTTGAAATTTGCGAAGAAATTATTGACCAGCTACCTGACTTATTAGGAGATGTGCCGCGGGAAATTTATGATGGCTGTCTTTTACTAATTGGTCAGCGTTTGTCAGCGCATGCAATAGCAGACGCAATAATGAAGGCAGACATGAACGCTGCAATTTTAATACACAAGATGTCATCGGATGAAGTGATGAACATTGCTAATGAAATTGTGGCTGAATCAATCATATCAAAGGCAATGGGAGAACAAGAATGAGTGAGATGAGCGCGTTTCAACGTAGGTTTTTAAACCGGGCCGAGGCTGTTGATCTGTTTACGCAAGCGGAGTTTGACAAGGAGCTTGAGCTTGCTAAGCAAGATATTCTGCGGATGGCTATCGCCGTGACTGGGGATGCGATTTCAATAGAGCGAGAGATTTGCGCAAAGATAGCTGAGAAGTTTGACCCAGCAGCCGCTGAAGCTATACGTAGCCACGCAGATAAGCTCGATGCTAAAGATTGAGCTGCCTTGGCCACCGTCGGTCAATAGTTATTGGCGAACCTTCCAAGGGCGCATGCTGATCAGCAAGGATGGTCGGAACTATCGTAAGGCGGTCCAAGACGCGGTGACCTTGAACCTGGCTAACAAGCACTGGGAGGGGCAGTTGAAGGTGACGGTGGAGGCCTTTCGGCCAGACAACCGGAAGAGGGATCTTGATAACCTGCTCAAGGCAATCTTAGATGGGTTAGCGCATGGCGGTGTTTACCTGGACGACTCGCAGATAGTAGACCTGAGGATTTATTGGGCGCCGGAGAAGGGTGGGAAAGTGATCGTATCAATTGAGGAAATCAAATGAAAAAGAAAGCATGGGGGCTCAAGACAAAGCATGGGTCCTTTATCAACCGGCCGCCTACGCATCACTGGGAAGCCGAGCGGGTGTTGCTGTTTCGTACTCGCAAGCAGGCCAAGTCGTATCTTGAGAACGATCAGTACTGGGAAGGTAGAGCGGTGCCGGTGCGGGTAACTTATGAAGTGAGGGAGACAGAAGATGAATAATACTGACCTACTTGATTTTTATGCTGGGCTTGCCCTGCTTGGGTTAATAACGAAGCACGGGTCAAACTTTGGCCAGACTTGGTTTGCAGAGGCTGCATTTTTACAGGCCTCAATAATGCTTGAAGAAAGAAAAAAACATGTAGATGTATCTGATGACGATTAAACCAGGGGATAAAAATGAGGCCGTTAACTAACACTTGGGAAGAGGAAAAACCTGAGGACGATATGCTTAGCCGGGATCCGCACAAGATGGTGGACTTTATTTTTCTTAATCGAGAAAAGCTTGCAGAGGCTGTTGGGGCTCGGGGGTATCTTGAGAACTTCCTTAAATCAAAGAAGGCCTTGTTAATGAAAGCCAGCGGAGAATCGACCATCGGGGCGCAGGAGAGGGAGGCCTATGCGCATCCTGATTACATTGCCCTATTTAAGGCGATTGAAGAGGCCAAGGTGCTCGAAGAGACGCTGCGGTGGGGGATGACAGGGGCTCAGATGCGGGTAGAGATCTGGCGCACTGAGCAAGCAAACTTTAGGGCTGAAGGTAAGATTGTATTGTGATTAAACTCGGGGACTGGGTAATGATCTGTGAGACGGGTGACAAGGGGATAGTCATCGCCGCGATGGATCAGAACGAGCGGTTTGTCGTCCAGATTCCTGCCACAGCAAAGTGGGTGTATACCAAGCAGGTCCATGTCGGCATTGAGAAGGTACGGAAGATCAAGCCGATTCTACAAATGAAGTTACTTTTCTAATTGGAGGTTTTATGAAACATCATGATCGGTTATCCATTGTTGCAGACATCCGGCCAGCACAACGGGCTGAGGACGAGTTTAAGACCCCCTGGGGACGCGTCTGGACGCACGGCTCAGATGTGATGGGTACCTGGCGTAAGCAGCTCGTCAACGGTAAGCCCTGGGTGCCGCCAAGCGAGGTGCGGAGTGATTTCCTGTTTAAGCAGAACCGAGAGAAGCCAAGCAAATGACCTCACTATCCATTGTGTTGTTAGTTGCCGGGTTTTTTATCGGCGTGGCGGCAGCGGTTGCCGCGGTGGGCTTTGTTCTTTACTGCTTCAGTGAACAATAAGCTCAACGCGGCAGAGCGACGGCACCTGCAGCGGGTCAAGAGCCTACCTTGCTCCGTCTGTAATGCGCCGCCACCGAGTAGCGCTCATCACGTCAAGCAGGGGCTGCAGTACACGACTGTGGCCCTTTGCTACGACTGTCACCAGGGCTCGTTAATGGGCTGGCATGGGCAGAAGCGTGCCTGGGCGATCCGCAAGGTAGATCAGCTCGATGCGCTTAACGTTACTATCCAGAGGCTTATAGAGAACACCTATCAAGTTGAGGGTAACGATTAAAAAGAATTAGGTCGGTAGTTGTATAAATCTCTTGTGTGTTTGTTTAATTCCGAATTACACTACGTCTGTAGTCCAGTGATTCACAACCCACAGGAGACCGACCATGAACAACGACTTAAACGCAAACATCATCGACAACCTTGGCTCTTTGCTTGCAGAGATCGCCGACCTGACGGCTAAGGCCGACCTTATCAAAGATGCAATGAAGGACGTTGCGACCGCTCCAGGCTCTACTGGTAACGTCTTCGAAGGTGCGCTGTTCAAGGCCACCGTCATCGAATCTAACCGCACTACGATTGACCACAAGCGCTTGTTAGCTGACCTCGGCGTAAGCGCTGAGGTGATTGCGAAGTACAGCAAGACGGCTGCCGTGTTCAGCGTCAAGGTAGGGGCACGCTAATGAAATTCCAAGAAACTTTTTGCAGTCAGTGCGGTCAGGGCTTCGGCCCTGGCGACAGCGGTTACTCGTCGTGCAAGTCGCACTCCTCAGCTTACATCCCCACTGACTATGCGCGTGGAATTGATGATGGGATGGCAATTTTATTGAAAAAAATTAATAGCGCGTTAAATACTGATTTTACCGACGCTGGAGAGGCAACTGCCTATTTATTCCGGATGAGGATTAAGGCTGAGTTCAGCAAAAGGGAGGCCGAATGAAAGTCGGACAGCACGTCAAGTTCAACAAGAAGTTGCCACGCCTGGCCCACTGCCGGGGGTTTATTACAGCAATCGACGGCATGATCGTCAAAATGCACTGGTATGAAGGGGCCGAGGATGGCCCGGTGCATACCCTGCTGGAACACCTAGAGCTGGCAGGTAAGGCGCCTCAAAAAATATTAAATAAAGATAGCCATATTGTTTAATTCGATGTTACACTACGCATGTAGTACTTCATAACTGATAGGAGAACCGACCATGAAACAGCATCCTTACCTAGAGTACTTTGTCCGCGGCGCCTGGGGCGACATCGAGTGCTTAGTCAACGTTACCCACTTCCATCATCAACCTGCGGACCGTAGCTGCACAGACAGCGACATGGACTACCGCGGCTTCACCGAAGTCGAATTCGGTTTGCTGCACCTCGACGGCACGCCGGCGCCCGAGCTGGAAGAGCTGATGGATATCAAGAAAGTTGCGGATATCGAAGAGATGATCATTGCTAACCTTTGGGAGAACTAAGATGCTGGCTTATTGTGATTACATTATTACTATCATTAAGACTAACCTGCTGCCGCATGACGACCTAGCGCACATCGACACGGTTGGCCCGATTGGCTACGACCTGGGCCCGAACGGCGAGTTCCTGGGCACCGCTAAGACGTTGGAAGTGACGGACATGAACGGTAAGAAGTACCGGATCACGGTGGAGGAGCTATGAGCATTAGCCCGGACGACGTCTACAAAAAAGCCATACAGCTTGGCTTTAATCCAGAGACCGACGAGATCCGCTTAGGACGCCTTCTAGCCCTTTCGCAGTCGTTCTACCATCAGGGGTTCATGGAGGGCGTAGAGAGCCTTAAAACGGCCTTAGAACACGCCAGGGCAGGGGAGGCAGTATGAAACGAGTAACGTTAGAGGACGCGCCTGCTGAGTACAGCCTAGAGCAGGCAACGATCTGGCTGGAGGCCTACAACCAGGGGTTTGAGGTTGGTGTTGAGGTTGAGCGGGATGATTGTGCGCGGATGGCTGACCATTACTTTGACTACGCCCCGAGTAAGCAGATGCGCGTTGCTTACGGGAACCTTGCTGACGCCATTCGTGGGAGGGACCATGACAGCCTCTAAAGACATTATCCAACTAGCAATTGAGGCCAGCGTTAAGGCTGAGCGTGAGGCCTGCGCGAAGCTATGCGAGGCCCTAGCTAAATGGCACAGCGAGACGGTAGCGGCGGCCTTTGAGTCTGCTGCAGAAGAAATCAGAATGAGGGGGGATAAGAATGACGCGAAATAACATTGTTAAGTGGGCCCAGGACGCTGGGGTTATGCCGCCAGGCTGCGACGCGACAGAGGATCAATGGCAATCACTAGAGTTGTTTACAGCGTTAGTATTAACAGCAGAGCGCCAGCGTCAAGCGCACGGTGCGGCGTATTGGACTGCTTATGAGTATGACGTTGCAGCAGAAGAGCGCGAAGAATGTGCGAAGTTGTGTTTTCAAATGTGGAACAAATGGTTGGACTCTGAAGATAAAAGTGATTTTAGGCCGCCCGATGCAGAGGATTGTGCCGCAGCTATCCGCGCAAGAGGGGTGGCCATGACGCAAGATGAGAAAGATGTTCTTCAGAATGCCCTTGACGAGGCTATGGTTGAGATAAGGGGAAGGAACTCATGACTGACAAAGAAGTAATGCAGCTTGCGCTTGATAATCTTATTGATGTGCGCGATGAAGATGGAATTGATTGCGTTGAAGCGATTTTAAAACTACGCGCAGCACTAGCGCAGCCTGAACGCGAATGGCAGGGGCTGACGGATGAAGATATTGACGCAGCATGGAAAGATAAATTGTCTTTTTCTCGCGCCATTGAAGCCAAGCTAAAGGAGAAGAACAGTGGATAAAAATATATGCAGCATCTGTCGGGACGGGCTTATTTATGAAGTCACCAGAGTGGATGACGAGTACAAAGTCAAAACTGGAAAAGCGTTTGCAATAGACCTGACAAACCCGCTGAAGACTATAGACAGCACAGTCGGGGGGATGCACCGTAAGCAGTTGCATGACCTGTTAGATGAGTGGATTGATAATGCGCTAAAGGATAAGAACGGGTACTAACGGCCTAGCCTCAGGCCGGTTTCCCTGTGACCACTAGGTAGCCAGACCAATTAACTACCTAGTAAATTAATTGTAAGGTAAAAAACTATGAAGCGTCATGCACTGCTGGACTATTTGATTGAGAACCGTTGGGCAGATGGCGACCGGGACCTAGTAGAGCTGTTAGATATGCCACGTTCTACGATTAGCAAGATTAGGCACCGTAACGCAATTGTTAACCCAACCCACATCCTGAGTATTTATGACGCGACGAACTTGAGCATTGACGAAATTAGGGGGCTCATTGACAAGGCATCGAAGGAGACAAATGATGAAGACGAGTGATACAATCAAACCTAAGCCGTGGGAGGTTGTAGTGGCAACAATATCAATTGTGCTGCTGTTTCTACTGGCTGCATTACTTTAACCTACAAGGCATCCTACAAGGGAGCCTTGAAGGCTACCGGTGGTCTGGAGTTTGCCTTGGTCGGTTTCGCCAGGCCTGACACCCCGGAAAGACGGGGGACTTGACAGTATTAGTCTGGGCAATTATTATTCACACATCTGTTTGGGTGGTGCCGAACAGTAGTTCAATACAACGAGAGAATGCCCTGATAAGGCAGGCTTCGTCAAAAGCTTCGAGAATGTGGTATTGCACACTCTCATAAGCGGCAAACCAAGCCTAAAGCCTACTTATCAGGGCTTTTTTATTGGAGCCGCGTACCCGTCAGGGCGCGTTAGTAATGGTCTGCATGGACTGAACCCGAGAATCACCGGCTGCCGATTCACCCCGGAGCAAGCCGAGAAGCCTGTCAGTGAGGGACTTCGCAAGATAAGAGGGCAAGTGGTGAGACAAACCTCTTATCGATGAATCGCTGCCATCTTGGGTTGCTAGACTATGAGACAGGATCTCTTAGTTGGGCAGGGTAGACTAGCTAGGCTTCGCAAGAGGTTGGCTAATCACCCTTGGGTAAACTATGGGACTTTTATGGCCACTTTTTATATGATGTATGTTGCAGGGATGGCAAGACCTAAGAAGGTCCATGCCACGTTAGAATCAGCACGGGAAGCGGTGAAGGCGTACAAGGAGCAGGGCGGGACACGAGAGTGCTTCATCCTAGCGCCGATAGAGACCTTCGCAGGCCGGAAGATACTAACGATCAAGCCAAAGGTGACGGTGGAGGCCCGAGCCTAGTAACGATTACCTTCACAAGGGAAAGAGATGAAACCACTCACAGAAGCCCAGATCCAAGAGCTATACGACATAGCCGCAATGGAAGCCTGGAAGACCTTCGCAGCCTACCCGCCGGAAATATTCCCTATCATGTTCGCCCGAGCTATCGAAGCCCATCACGGGATAGAAGATAGACAAGCCCCAGAAGCGTAAGTACACTGCGACCAAAGGAGCACACTATGGCCAAGATGGGAAGACCCAGCATATACAACGCTGAACTAGCTGCGAGTATCCTAATTAGGATCAGTAACGGCGAGTCGCTGCGTAGCATTACAAAGGACGAGGGGATGCCGACGCAGAGCTCGGTGTACCTGTGGTTGCTACAAAAGCCAGATTTTTCAGAGCAATATACGCGTGCACGGGAGGAGCAGGCTGACACTTTAGCTGACGAGATCCTAGCTATTGCTGATGAGACGCCCGACTCTGTGACTGACGAGAAGGGGATTAGCCGCACCGATTCTGGCTGGGTAACCTGGCAGCGGAACCGCGTTGACGCCAGGAAGTGGGTAGCCAGCAAGCTCAAGCCAAAGAAGTACGGCGATGCCTTGAAGGTCGGTGGTGACAAGGATAACCCATTAGCAGTCACGGTGGGGACTGAGGTCTTCGATAGCGTTCTAGAGAATATGGCGCTACAGAAGCAACTGCAGAAGCCGAAAAAATGAGTGACCTGGCCGAGATACTGAAAGACGAGACGGTTCGTCGTCAGTTCATGGCA